CAAAATTTTACACTCCCTAAGCTGTCATAAATCGTTAACCAAGTTACACCCAAGGGTTACCCCTAGGTAATACAAATAAAAAACTAAGCTATAACCACAGAAAAACCACGGGGTAGGCGGGGGTCAACGGGGGTGGTGTATATAGTATATATGCCATTACCAGAAAATCAGGGATACCTGCGTTAACCACGGGGGGCAAGGGAATATTCTAGTAAATGTACTAGGGAATACCCTAGGGGGGGTGCTGTAAAATCTACTGTAGTATATATATTAGACCCCCCTGGCAGTGCCTAATAACATTATACACCTCCTAAACCTATTTGTCTATTGCTATAATGTCGCATATGAAATTTAACCTAAAAAAAACTTGACAAAATCGGTAATCATCACTATAATAGAACTTATACATTATTCAAAGGACACACATACACGCACAATTCGGTAGAACAAAAGGGGTCGTCACGAATAATGTACTAATTATGCTAGATCTAGACATAAACAAAGTAAAACAACTTCCTTTCAAGGAAATAATGGAGCTAATAAACGCAAATAATGGATTCTTCTATAACGAAAACTCAAAAGCGAAACTTAACAGATATGCAGGAGAAGTTCCTAGACGTACTTTTTACAGAAGCACAAGGGAATCCACGAGAGGCAGCAAGGATAGCAGGGTATTCAGACCATAGCTATCCGAAAGTTGTACAAAATTTAAAAAAAGAGATTACAGAATTAGCAGAGAATCACCTAACCACACACTCTGCTAAGGCAGTTAATAGGTTAATCACCTTACTAGACGAAGACGGCACTACACCACAGGCAAGTATTCGTCTAGCAGCTGCCAACTCAATATTAGACAGAGTTGGTATTGTTAAAAAAGATCAATTAGATATTAACATGAAAGCTCTACACGGAATATTTATATTACCACCAAAAGATGGAACCGATAAAGATAAAAAAGAAAGCTAGAACCATACCTTTTGGTTTTAAACAGGCCGAAGATCCACAATATCTAGAGCCTGTAAGAGAAGAATTAGATGCTCTTAGTCAAGCAAGAGAATATTCAAAGACTTGTTCACTAAGAGAGACTGCACAATGGCTACATAGAAAAACAGGAAGATACATATCACATGTCGGACTTAGAAAAAGACTCGCAAGAAATAGCACCACCGAAACCAAAGAAGATAGTACAACAGAAAGCCAAGAAGTCAGTTAAACAGATACTAGCTCGTACCCGTAAGAAGGTTGCTAAAGCAGAACAAACTCTACGTTCTGCTAAAATGTCTGCAGAAAATACCAAGAAGAAGTTGTTAACTATAGACAAAGCTCTGACTGGTAAAGAGACACAGCTACTTACAGAGGATATAATCGAGAGTGCTCCAAAAAACGTCAAAGAGCACATAGACCAGCAAGAAGTAATCTTTAAACCTAACTCAGGTCCACAGACACAGTTTCTTGCCGCTTCCGAAAGGGAGGTTTTTTATGGAGGAGCAAGAGGTGGAGGCAAATCATATGCGATGCTAGTAGATCCACTTCGTTATTGCTCTTACGCTAATCACAGGGCACTCCTAGTAAGGAGGACTATGCCTGAGTTGAGAGACTTAATTCAAAAGTCTCAGCTATTATACTCAAAGGCATTTCCTAATGCAAAATGGAGAGAACAAGAAAAAGAATGGCGATTTCCCTCAGGGGCAAAGATAGAGTTTGGTTACGCAGAGAACATGACAGACGTTTTACGTTACCAAGGTCAATCGTACACATGGATAGGAATAGACGAACTTCCACAATATCCTTCGCCAGATATATATAACTTTCTAAGATCTTCGCTAAGATCGGTAGATAAAGATATACCTGTTTATTTAAGAGCAACAGGTAATCCAGGGAATGTTGGTTCCCAATGGGTTCGAGAAATGTTCGTAGAACCTGCAGAACCAAATACAGCTTTTAACGTAGGGATAGATACACCTAATGGTAAGAAGTATATTACCAGAAGATTTATTCCAGCTAAGTTACAAGATAACCCTTATCTGATGCAGACTGATGATTATTATATCATGCTTGCATCTTTACCTGAAGTACAACGTAAACAATTCCTAGATGGAGATTGGGATGCATACGAAGATTCAGCGTTTCCAGAATTTAATAAAACGACCCATGTGGTCGAACCTTTTGAGATACCTAGAGGCTGGTACAAGTTTCGTGCTGCTGACTGGGGTTATTCTTCTCCTGCTTGTGTTCTATGGTTTGCTGTTGATTACAATAACAATCTATGGATCTATAGAGAATTATATACGAAGAAAGTAACGGCAGATTATTTCGCAAGAAATGTATTGAGCCTAGAGCAAGGAGAACATATACATTACGGGGTCTTAGACTCCAGTACATGGGCAAGAAGAGGTGATGTGGGCCCAAGCATTGCAGAAACAATGATACAGCAGGGATGCCGTTGGAGGCCCTCAGATAGATCACCTAAGAGTAGAATTAATGGTAAACTCGAAATACATAAAAGATTACGAGTTAATGATGAAGAACCAGGTATTAGGATATTTAAAACCTGTAGAAATTTAGTAAGAACAATGGGTATGCTACCTACAGATTCTAAAAATCCTGAAGATGTAGATACTAACGCAGAAGACCATGCATATGATGCATTAAGATATGGATGTATGAGTAGACCTACACATCCTAAATATGCAGATAGATTTAGAACATTCTTTAGACAGAATGATTTTCATGCTGCAGATGATAAATTTGGTTATTGATTATGAATAGAATTGCAAGACAAATACTACAGTACATAAGTAATACTAATAGAAAAACTAAACAACTTAGTCTTTCTAGAACTCTAAAGAAAGAGGTAGAGATTGGTGCGAATGGCACTCAGGGATATACTATAAAACAAGGGCTTAACAAAGGAAAAGTTATAAGTGCCTCTAAGTAGAAAAATTCCAGAGATAAACAAAAAAAATTTTCCCTATGATCTAGTAATTGCATACTGGGAGGATATTGTTGGATCATGCGAATGGTCTGATATACCAGATATAAAAAAAGCTAAGACTGCAATATGTTGTAGTTTTGGTTGGCTTGTAGAACAGAATGAAAAGACTACAGTCATCATGGCAGATTTTATATTTGAAGATGGCGGATCTATAAAGCAAGGTGGTGGGCATACAGTAATACCTACCAAAAATATATTAAAGATTAAAAAAATAAAAATATAACAGGAGACAGCAATGGAAGCAAAATTTGATCCAAAAGCTAAAGTTAAACAAGGTCAGTTAAGTGATGCACCTGAAGGCAAACAGCCTAACAGGCCACATAATACTATTGACTTTTCTCAACATACTCACAGAAAACAAGAGCCATTTGCATATGATGTAGATGTTCCTACTAAATCTGGATCAGAGCATGTTGAAGATTCATTGTTTAAAATGGCAGATGAAAAAGACTATTAATGAGTCTTGGAGCTAAAAGTAATTATATACCTGTAGTTTATGCAGGAACAAAAAAAAAGAAATACAATAAGAAAAATGGAAAAAGAAAAACAACTAGACAAAGATCTAAAAAAAGCTGAGTTAAAAAAAGACGCAGCTTTAGCTAAAGATCCAAGTGTACTTAAACAAATAGGTATTGGTTTAAAATACAGAAAAGATCAAGGGCTAGCTGTACTAAAAGATAAATCAAAAAATATTTTAAGTAAAGGTAAAAATAAAATTTACGGACAAATAGATTTATTAAAAAATAAAATAGACTAGGAGGATAACAACATGATGAAAAGATATATGCACGGAGAACTTGCACCAGATACACCTAAAGCATCTAATGAGCCAATGGCTATAGATCCTAATTCAAAAGTAACTCAAGGAGCTACTTCTGGAGATGGTAACGATGCAAAAGGTAAGTCAAAGTCAAAAGTAGATCCAGCAATTTTTAAAATGGCTGAAGAAAGAGATTATTAATGACTGTAAAATCTACACAAGAAACTAAGTATATTCCTTCAGAGATTAGAAAAACTAAAGGAAAATTTAAAGGTAGATATGAAAGCAGTAAAGATAAAATAGATAATTTAGAGTACGGCACTAAAAAATATGCTATTCAAAACTTTAATAATAATGCCAACATTACATTAGATGCTCTTCAACAAGGTTTAGATCTTTCACAAAGTGATATTAATATACTAAGTAAACAGTATAAAAAAATTAAAGAGTTAGGAGGATCAACTGAAGCTGCGGATAAAAAACTTAATAAAATTAAAATGTTTTATAAAAGTAATGAAAATTTAAAAAAGAAAGGCAAAGATCCTTTTGTTGAAAATCAACAATTTGATACATAAATATGGACGAAGAAGAAGAAAATAAAAATGGCGGCTACGAGGCCGAGGGTAATGCTTTAGTTGGATATATCCGAGAAAAATTTCAACAAGCTGAAACATCTAAGATCTACGATGAAAAGAGATGGTTAAAGGCTTATAGAAACTACAGAGGATTATACGGACCAGAAACTGCTTTTCGTGAAAACGAGAAATCAAGAGTATTTGTAAAAGTTACAAAGACAAAAGTTCTTGCTTCATTTGGGCAGATAATAGAAGTATTATTTTCTCAAGGTAAGTTTCCTTTAGGTGTATCACCTACATCTGTACCAGAAGATATAGCTGAAAGAGCACACTTAGATCCAAAAGATCAACAGCAACCAGAACAGCCAGATCCTTATGGATTTCCTGGTGATGGTGCTAGTATACCTCCTGGGGCTACAGTAAATGATTTGATGAAAAATTTAAATCAAGATTATGAAAATCTTGGTTTTAAAGAAGGCCCATCATATACAGGTGCTCCACAGATAGAGCCAGCTAGAATGGCTGCAGAACAAATGGAGAAACTAATACACGATCAGCTTGAAGAAAGTAGAGCTATCACTATTATGCGTCATGTATTTTTTGAAATGGCACTAATGGGTACAGGTATTTTAAAAGGTCCATTTACAGATACAAAAGATTATAATTTATTTTCTACAGCAGAAGATGAGGATGGTAATGTAACAAGAGTACAAGCTACTAAAACAAAAGCTATACCATCTATAGAAGCTGTATCATGTTGGGATTTTTATCCAGATCCAAATGCTACAACTATACATGATTGTGATTATGTAATTCAAAGACACTCTTACAATAAAGCACAGTTTCAAGACCTAGCAGATAAACCTATGTTTGATAGTCAAGCTGTTATGGAATGTTTAGAAATGGGTCCTAATTATCAGACAAGAGGATTTGAATCTTCTTTGTATGATAGAGAAAATATACAAACAATTTATAAAAATAGATTTGAAGTTTTAGAATATTGGGGTATAATAGATAGAGAGCTTGCAGATGAATGTGGGCTATCTTATACTGCTGATTCAGATGTTATACATGTTAATGTTTGGATATGTGGTAACAAAGTTTTAAGAATGGTTGAGAATCCATTTACACCAGTTAGAATACCTTATTTAGTTTGTCCTTACGAATTAAATCCTTATCAATTCTTTGGTATTGGTATTCCAGAAAATATGGAAGATTCTCAAATGGTTATGAATGGTCATGCAAGAATGGCTATTGATAACTTAGCACTAGCAGGTAATTTAGTATTTGATGTAGATGAAACTATGCTAGTACCAGGTCAAGATATGAAAGTATTTCCTGGTAAAATATTTAGAAGACAAAGTGGTCAAACAGGACAAGCAGTACATGGATTAAAATTTCCTAATACTGCATACGAGAATTTACAAATGTTTGATAAGTTTAGACAGTTAGCTGATGAAGCAACTGGTATACCTTCATACTCACACGGAGCAACAGGTGTACAATCTACAACTAGAACAGCATCAGGCATGTCAATGCTTATGGGTGCTGCAGCATTAAGCATTAAAACAGTAGTTAAGAATATTGATGACTATTTATTAAAGCCCCTAGGACAATCATTGTTTCATTGGAATATGCAGTTTAATGATGATGCTCCACATATAATAGGTGATCTAGAGATTAAAGCACAAGGCACTTCTTCTTTGATGCAGAAAGAAGTAAGATCTCAAAGACTAATGACATTCATGCAAACAGCAGCTAATCCTGCACTTGCACCTTTTGTTAGATGGCATACTTGTTTAAAAGAGATTGCTAAGTCTTTAGATATTGATCCAGATCAATTAATTAATGATCCAGAGAAAGCTGCGATCTATGCACAAATAATGGGAATGGCAAATGGAAATCAAAACAATACAGCCCCTGCTGGAGGACAAAGTCAAATGGGGCCAACTCAAGACGTACCTACAGGAGCTTCGCCTACAGATCCATCAGGAGCTGGAGGTGGCAACATCGGAACAGGCAATGTACCGATGCCAGGGGAAGCTGGCTTTAGTGCGGCAAATACTCAACCTAGAACAGGCGAACAGACAGAGCAAAACTAATTATGACAATTAAAACATTTGATCCAAACAGAGTTGGAGGTGGAACTTTTCAACTAGAGCAAGATAGCACAGGTGCATACACAATAAAAGAAGTTGGATTTGTAAAACTTCCTGATTTAAAATTACCTGAGATAGATCAAGCAGCTTATACTGCTCCACCAACTAATGATGATGATGATGATACAACTCCAGATCCATGTCCACCTGGATTTAAATTAGTTAATGGTGTATGTCAAAGAATTGAAACCTCTGGTGGTGGTGGTGGCGGAGGTGGCCAGCAAGACTTTACTGGTGAATCAATGTACAAGAATATTAAAACAGAAGCTACTGGTGGTAATACTTTAATGGAGTCTGCACAAAAATTTTCAGGACAAGATACTGGTATTAAAGTTGAAAATATAGGTAATGATCCAGAACAAAATTCAGCATTAATATCTTATAACCAAGCTCTAAAAGTCTATAATGATGCTGTTGCTAAGACAGATACATCTAACCCTAATGAAATGAAAAATGTTGATGAGGCAAAAGCCTTAGTTGATAAAAATAGAGAGTTTTATGAAAAATCTGTTGCTCCAGGAGGATTATTTTTTGAAGGTACAATGAAAGATGCACCTATAGGAGATTTTTCACAAGGACCTAGAACAGTTCCTACAGGAACATTAACTGGTGCAAAAGTTGAAGATATAGGA